TCTTTTGCCGCCATTCGCCCAATACTTGACGGCATCTTTTAGTTTCCCAGTTTCGCGCCTTCAAACGTTTCGGTGTAAGCCTTCAGGACACCACGAATCCAATATGGGTCATCAGCAAATTCTTTCATTGCTGCCTGGGAAAACGGCAACGGCTTGCCGTCTTCATCCTCGATTCCTTCCCATCCAGTCATCACTGCTTTAAGCAAGTCAAGATCGCCTTTATCCGCAAGCTTTTGGAACTCAGACCTTGGCACCCGCTTAAACACCGCATCAAAAGTCGAAGTTTCAAACACCCCACCATCAGCAGGCTCCTCAACTTTTACGGGCCACTTAAAAGTCTTGACCTTTTTGCGAACGAAAGCCATTGAGCAAATTTAACTGCAATTAGCTTACAGCAATAAAAAAGGCCGTGCTCTCCAACACGGCCTCAGGAGCCCATCTCGTCAGATCAAGTGTACACCAAGCTGAACTCATCATTCCCTGCTGTTGAGGGAATCGCGGTGTATGGGATGTTCAGCATCGCAATGCCGTCTTGGTCGGCATAGCTCACATCACCAATGTCGATTTGACTGCTCGAAAAATCAACAATGTTCCCAGCAGTGGTGCCATGCTGGAACGTCAAGTCGCCAAGCGTGTTGTCAGTCAAAGCAGCAGTGAAGTAGTCCTTCGTGGCAATCGAGATCATCTCAAGGCTCACGCTACCGCTTGCACTGCGATCAGTGATCAGCACTTCCTTCGTGCAACCAATCAACTCTCGGTAAACAACAGAATTGCCGATGTCTAGACTGATTGACTGCAAGCAGCCAGAGTAAGACAGTAAGGAGAATGTGTCTGTGTTGCCGTTCTTAAAGATCAGCGGTGTTGCCTGGTTTGCGTAAGTAACGCTAGGCAGTGCCGAATCGTCAGGAGCGTTATAGATCCCAGTGAAAGTAAAATCAATCGAAGGGATTTCTCCAACAGATCCATTCAAAGTGAATGTTCCTCTAGCACCGGTCACTTTGTGACGAACGCCATCAATGTTGTAGTGAATGGTGACTGAGCTGAAATTTGAACTTACTGGTGCGTAAGTCACGCTAGTACCAGCAGCCACCGTTTCACTAAGGCCGCAAGCTTGAAGCGCCTTGCCGTACTGCGGAGCAGTGCCAGCAGTACCAGATCCTGCTAGCTCAACGCTGAACGTGCATTCAACGCGAGTGTTGGCAAGAAGCTGCTCTGATGCTCCAAGATAAGGACGAATCAGATCACGATTAACAACATCACTCTGCTGTGGGGTGATGTTCAGATCTCTCACCAAAACCGCGTCGGTTCCTGTTGGAGTCGGATCGACTCCGTAGCTCGACTCTGTTTCGATCAGAATCAGTCGTTTCCGTAGAAGAAGTGGTGCCATTTTCTTGTTGGGGGTCGGCGGGAAGTGTTCGCTGAATCAGAGTGCGTTTTCCGGTTTCTGGATCGAGAAGATACGACCCACCTTGACCGCTGTACTCGTCTTTCATCGTAATCCTTGCAACTGCTTAAACCTTAGTAGACAGTAAGGTCTGCTAATGCTGTTCTGTATTTAACGTCGTACTCATTAGAAAAGACCCCAGCAGGTTGGTCTGCATCAAGAAACTCAAAGCTTGTTAGCACGGGCTGAACATCAATTGCATATCCTCCAACAGTCAAGTCAGCCATTATTTTTGAGTGCATCGATTCAATCACTGAATCCGCATCCGTGTAAGGAGTTGTTGACCTTGTGATTACGACTATTCTTACCCGCATTGTCCAGTCAAGTTTTGGTAATGATGTTTGCTGCTGTGCGACATCATTTACGGGCTCGATCACGATCATTGGCGTCTCAGCTCTGGCAGCAGCCGTCACTCGCGACCGATAAACCCTCCCATTGACGCCAGCGGTACTGGCTAAGGTTGTGGCGATCTGGGCCAAGATTTGCTCGCGTCTAGTAGTCATCAGTCACACATCACAGAGCCGTAGAAAGATTCGCTATTGGATACATTACTCGCAGTGCATCTGACATAAAGTACAGGAGAGTTGGAGTAAAAATGAGCGTCGATACCGCTACCAGAATGAGAATGAGACTCAAGAGGAAACCAATCAGTCCCATTTAAAGACCCCTCGTCAATAACAGTTACATTTGCACCAACAATCTTATGAACAAATACAAAGTTAATGCCAGCGATCTTCACCGCAGGCGTTGAGCCATCAGCCGTGAGAGGATCCCAGAAATGAATGTTCTTAGAGTTGTCAGCGAAATAACCAATTTCAATGGTCATGAGTCCTTCATCAGCATCAACTCGACGAACTTGCCGTCATCGATAAGACTAGCCGTCCTGACAGTATAGTTGGCTCCATCAACAGACACTGCATCGCTATGCAGCAAGCCTCCAAACTTTGAAGATTCACAAGTCAGCTTGTAATCAGTTGTCAGCACCACTCCGTCAGCAATGATCTCGCTTGGCATGTCCAGTATCCCTAGCCCAGTAGTGGAGCCAGCAACAACAGGAACAGCAAAATCAGCACTACTCAAAAAAACGCTTAAGTCTTCTGTAAATGCCATGAGAAAAGCCCGGACGAACCGGGCACATACAGCTATCAGGCGTACTTCAGAGCACCAAAAGCATTGACGCTATAGGTGTGGGTTGAAGTAGATACTGTTGAAACAGCCTTGATGAAACGCTTTGCGCTTCCTTTGTCAAAAACTAACGTCTGCTTACTTGCGCTCGTGCTCACTTGAGTAAACGCAGCATCGGTAACGTCAGAGTAAGTTCCACCAGACGTGTCAGCCGATTGAATCTTGACATCCAAAGTTGAAGTTCCGCCATTCTCGACATCGAGAATTACGCAAATGTCGCCTTCGTAGTCATTCAGGTCAACAGCTGTTCCGTCAAGAGCAGAAGTTCGTGAAGCTGTTGGTGCTAACGCAAAATGCGAAAGCTTTTCTAAGCCAACAGAAAGGATGGTCATTGGTCTTCTCCAAGGGTTTGCTTTTTACTGGCACGCCGTGCAGGAGGCTTAGGCGGACAGGACGGTGCCTTCGGAGGGCACGATGGAGCGGCCTCAGCCAGCGGCTTAAGATCTGCGGCCACTTTGGCCTTATCACTGTTAATCAGCAGTGTGGCAATGCCTTGTTCGACTTCAACAAAAGAGCCTGCTTTCACAGGCTCCCCGTTGATCATCACATTGCGTGTGATTTCAACTCTCATGAGCTTCAGCTAGCGAAGCAGAAGGCAGAAGGCTGCTTGACAGCAAAGTCAACATCCTGAAGAGCGATGACGCGAACGGTGCCAGCAGTAGCGCCAGCGTAAGGATCAACAGTGAGATCCAAGCCAGACCACATGCCCATGATGAACATGGAGAAGTCACCGAACAGTGCGTCGTTAGAAGCAAGCTGGTTGGAAACGATCACGGGATAACCGTTGATCTCGTTATCAGCGAAGACGAACTCGCCGCTTCCAGCGTCCTTCTTGGTGCCTTTCAGGCCGCCACGAGTGGTGGCGTTGACGATGTAACGAAGAGCGCCAGCATCAGCGTTGGCTGCAGCAACGTCGGTCTCCATCGCGATGTACTCAGTGAAGGTGCCGGTGCCCGTAAGGGTCTCGGAGCCAATACCGCTCACGTTGGTCAAGCCTTGAGGCTGGTTGGAAGAGCCGGTGCCGTAGATGGCAGCGCGGTCGATTTCCAGTGCGATCACACGGGCAAGGTCGTTGCGAACCATGCCTTCAACGTCGATGCTGCTTTGAAGCAACAGGCGACGGCTGTAATCAACGAATGCACCCACGGTCTTGGGTGTCATATTGACCTGATCGATGGCCTGCTGTGACTCGCTAGGAGCAGCGTTCTCGCCGACCCAGTACGCCGTCGCACTGGATGTCAATCGCGGAATTGACACATTGCCCTGCAGCCCGGTCAGCATCGTTGCGCCAGCCTGAGCGATTGACAAGCGGTTACGAAGCAGGTCGATGAAGCTTCCAGCCAGAAGCACGTCGTCAACCAAGTCGCCACCAGCTGTAGGTGTACCTACAACCAAGTCGCGACGGAGGACTTCGTTAGGAATGACGATGCCGTTTGAAGAACGCTCGTACTGCTTGGCAGCAGCCTCGCCAACTTCAATCTCAAATGCTGCATCGCGACGAGCCTGAGCATCACCCTGGTTAGAGAGATAGTTCAGAGCTTTGACGAAGCTGAAGCTACGGGTCTCCTTATCAGAGAGGCCGATGTCGTTGGCGGTGATGCTGTGTTCCACGGGTTGAGTTCCGATTTTTTCGAGGACAGCAGCGCGAGCCTCATCGACAGACTGGCCGCCAGAGATTAATTCGCGTGCAAGATCGGAGAGGTTATAACGCTCGCCGAGTTTGTTGATGGATGCAATCCGGTTACGTTCGGCCTCTACGGCCTCAGACCGGATCACCTCCACATCAGTTGTGGTGCTTTCCATGACTTCAGTCACTGTGTTTACGGGAGATGCGGTCGAAGCCGCAGTGTCAGGGTCGGCGTCCTGTAAAGAACGCTCAACCTCAACATTTAGGTCAGAGTCGTCGATCTCAAGAGAACGCCCAACTCCGACAGTGGGGTCAGCTGGGATAACAGCTAACGAAACCTCGTAAGGCGACCAATTGGTAGCTACGAGGCCATCTTCACGCTCCTCCATTTTATCAATGGAGTAGCCGAAAGAAACGCCGCGAAGGATTCCATCGCGAACGTCTTGGAGCACTTCTTGCGCAAATTTATTACGCGAGAAGCGCACCTTGGCATAACCCCGCTTCTTTTCTCCATCAATCCAAGCACGCTCGACAACGCCGATCATGCGGTCTGGATCGTGGTTATAAAGAAGCGGTGCGCCGTCATTGAGCCGCTCAAGGTTGGCGGACTCGCTGCCATGGCTCAGGATTTCGTTTCCAAAATAACGAGCCACGGGATATTCAGAGCTGAATGGAAACTCCATGCTCTTTTCATCAACCATGCGGAAGCTGGTAGCTTCGACACGCTGAAAGGTCTTACCTTCGAGATCACGGGACAACTCCTGCTTCCTCT